ACCACCACAACTGCAACGACAACCACAACAACTTTGCCCGAAACAACAACCAGCGCATCTACATCAACCCTTCCTCAAGAAAGTTCCACAACGACTTCACAAGTTCAGTCAAGCACAACCAACCAAACGACAACAACAAGCACAAACCCTCCCACCACAACGACAACAACCGAAGCACCATATACGCCACCTCAGACATCTACTACCGAACCTGCACCCGAACCCACGACAACAACAACCACATCAGAAACCACCACGACCACGACCAGCCTGCCAGAACCCACAACAACAGAGACAACAGAAGAAACATTTGTTCAGACTACCGTTACCGAACCTGAACCTGAGAGCAGCACTACAGCAGAGCCATCAGATTCAACCGTGCCTGACGAAACAGTGCTACCCCTACCCTTACCCCTAGATGACGATTTGGAAGCGTCTAATGCGATTGTAGAGCCTGTGTTTGAGGTAGAAACAGAGGAATCGGGCGAGATCAGCGAAGAAGTCTTTGAAGAAATACTTGAAGCGATATCTGAGGCAACACCTGAAAAGGTGGTTGCAATCGTGGAAGCGATCTTGGAAACGAAGGTGAGCCAAGAGCAGGCGATTGAACTGGTTACATCGGTTGAAGTGTTGGCTGCTGTAACTGAGCAGCAGGCTGAACAAATCTTTGACGAGATCGCAGCCGAAGAATTATCGGAAGCCCAAGCCGAAGCAATAACTGAGGCGGTGCAACAAGCACCAACAAAAGTTAAAGAAGCGTTTGAGAAAGTGATTGACATTTTTGGTTCACAGTTTGAAAACTATGTGCCGACAGGTTCAAACATTCCTGTATCGCAGCGCAGAAGTCTTGTCGCTATCGGTGGGCTTTTGACTATGCTTCCACCGCCTGTAAGGATTAAACAATGAAAAAAGTTTTGAACTATCTTGCCGATAACACTTGGACTTGGGCTGGCACAGGGCTGGTCTTGATCACTTTGTCTGGCACAACTTTTAAGCAGGCTCTCACGCTCACAGCGATTGCGATTGTTATACACTCTGTTATCACTTTAGGCACAAAGGAAGATCAATGAAAAAAGCACAAGACATCGCACAAAGATTACTTTCACTCTTTATGGCAAACGCTCTCGCAATCGTTACAGGTTCAGCAATCGTTGGCGGTATCCCTGTTTGGAAAGCAGCAGCACTCGCAGGGTTCACGGCTGTCGCTCAGGTCGCAGAGAAACTAGCGAAGGCTTCTGTTGATGGCAATTTGACTGCACAAGAAATCTCTGACGCTTTCGGAGGCAACGGCAAACAGATCGCTAAGAAGAAGGCTGCAAAATGAAACGCCCATACACGGGCAACACAGATGGACTCGCTGAAGGTGAGCGAAAAGGTTTAGCAGTTTTTATTAAAGAGTTGTGTGCTTTGTATCCTGCGCTTTGGAACAACGGAAGTTTCGTGAATCGCCCTAAACGGGGTTCATCAAGTATGAGTGTTCACGCAACTGGTCGTGCCTGCGATCTGTCTTACAGATTTATGCCGAAAGAAAAGCGTGGCATCAAAGAAGGCGGAAGAAAGCAAGCGATGGAAGCAATAGATTTTGTTGTGAAGAACGCTGACGCTTTCGGGCTTGAAGCGATACTTGACTATTTCCCGATGCCTCACGGCAGAGGGTGGAGGTGTGATCGTGGTGGCTGGTCTATTTACACGAAGGCAACGATTCACGGTGCGCCTATGGGTGATTGGGTTCACTTTGAGATTGCGCCGTTACTCGCAGATAATCCTGAAGCGATGCGTGAAGCGTTCGCCAAAGCAAAGCAACAGGTCGCATAATGAGCGAGTCATTGGCTGCCATCACCGTTGCTCTCATCAGCACGATTGGAGTTGTGCTGGTAGGTTTAATGCAGTTATTCAAAAAGGAAGCAAGAGAAAATGCGAGAGTTAATCACGAAGATCACGCAATAGTTCAGCAACAGTTGAGAATGATATTCAAATCGGTTGGCAGAGTAGATGACAAGTTAGAGAAGCACTTAGATCAACACAGAGAAGGAACGCCTAGTGGGAAAACTCTTAAAAGAAATCCGTGATACGCCACCAGTTAGAGGCGGATCACCAAAGAAGATTGACATTATTCTTGAACAGTTAGATGAGCAAGATCGTAAAGATTTATTAGACGCACTCAACGATCACACGATTCAAGCGACAACGATTTACCGTGTGTTGAAGAAGCGTGGCTTTGATATCGGGCGCAAATGTATCAACCGATACAGAGGCTTTTACAATGAGTCTTAAAGACGAGATTGGAAATGTTGATACCGATTTGATTCGGATTCGCAAACAGCGTGATGCCCTCAACAATCAGAACGCCAGACTAACCACAAGACTTGAGGAGTTAGAAAAGACGCTTGCGATTGTTGATCGGGTAAACGGCGTAATCATTGACCCTCCTTCTTGGCTTGCACCAAAGAAACCTAAATCATCTGCTGCAACTCTCGTAGTGATATTGAGTGATACACACTTTGATGAGGTGGTGAACGCCGAAGAAATGGAAGGCTTGAACTGTTACAACCGTGAGATCGCTGTGATGCGGTTAGAGAAGTGGACACAGAATGTGATCAAACTTTCACGCCACTATTTGTCGGGTGTTACTTATGACGGTGTAGTTGTTATTTTGGGTGGCGATATTTTTACGGGCGATATTCACGAAGAACTCGCACTCACAAACGAGGACACAATGATCGGCTCGCTCTTGTTCTGGTCTGAACAGGTTGCTGCTGCTATCGGGCTGCTCACTGACGAGTTCGGCAAATGCTATGTAACGAGCGTGGTCGGTAATCACGGGCGCACGACACGCAAACCACGAATGAAGCAACGGGTGAAAACAAACTTTGATTATCTGCTTGCGAAGATGGTTGAAAGAAACTTCAGAACAGACAAGCGGATTACTTTTGATATTCCTGAATCTGCTGATGCACTAATCAAGATTTATGAACACGGGCATTTGATTACGCACGGCGATCAAGTTTCTGGCGGTGGCGGTATTGGCGGAATCTATCCACCAATTATGAGAATGAGAGCAAGAAAGCAAGCACGATATATGGCAACAGGCAAATCGTTTCAAACACTTTGGCTTGGGCACTGGCATCAATACATTTCAACACCATCAATGATCGTGAACGGAAGTCTCAAAGGCTTTGACGAGTATGCGATGCTGATGGGCTTCTCACACGAGCAGCCCCAACAAGCGTTAGCGATTGTTACACCTGAAAGAAACATCACGATTCAAGCACCCGTGTTTTGTTTAGATCGCAAGAAAGAAGGCTGGTGAGTTATGGGAACGATTGTGCTGATCGTTTGGCACGATGCTCATTCGGTTGCTTCTACTTGGATTGATGTTGCTGATATTGATGTTGAGCCTGCGGTGGTTGAAAGTGTCGGTTTCTTGTTGGCTGATGCAAAGCCAAGACATATTGTGTTGGCGCAGAGTTTGACTGGTGATGAGTGTGATCATATTTTGGCTGTGCCTGTTGAGATGGTGCGTTCTATGAAAGTGTTATGCGCTGATGGATATGTCAAAGGCAATCAAGTATTCTGAAAAGTTGTGCGAAGTGTTCTCCTTCTCCGCTTCGCATACGAGTTGAGTTGCCCTTGCAGAAATGTTGGGGCAACTCCTCGTAATTTCTGAAAAGTTTTGTGAGTGAAAAAATGCGTGAATATTTTTTTAAGATTTTTTTTGAGCCTTATTTTACTTAGGCAGTTTTGTTGTTTTTGATGTTTTTGGATTTGACAAAGTTTTCTATCTGATAGAATGTATATATCGGATAAATAATCCGATAGTTCAAGAGGAGGACTAATGAGGGTAGATCAGAAATGGATTTGCACAACTTGTGCAAATCAAATCATCACACATATCAAGTTAAGCGATAGACCAACTTGTGCGAACAAGCACAATCAAGTCAAGATGGTTACACCAACAAAGAAATAGATTAGACAACAAACAAAGTTCAAGAGGAGGACTTATGGCAAAACAAGTTAGATGGAAGTGCCCGATATGTGATGACGGGCTGCTCGCACCAACCCGACCACGCAGGAATGATGTGAGACGATACTGTCTGCCCTGCTCAGCGAAGTCAGGCAGGCTGGTTGATCGTGTTGCACCTTCGTTGGAGAAGCAGCGAGAGAAGCGCACGGCGATTGTTCAGCAGCAACAGAAAGCGAAGCGTGTGCGTATCGCAACAAAGTTGCAGCCAAAGAAAGAACGAATGAAACGAATGGAACAAAGACAGGCGATCTTCAACAAAGAAGCAGATCGCATTTGGGAATTGTTTTACCCACAAGGCACAACTCGTAAACGACCACGAATCAATATTGTGTTCGCTCGTAATCGTGGTTGTAGTGGTTATTACAATGGCAGCGTTTTGATTCGGATTCCTCGTTGGTCTTTGGGTGGGGTTTCGGCTTGGGAAGTCTTGGCGCACGAACTTTGCCACGCTGTCGTTCCGACAAACAGTCGTGATGGTTCGCACGGTAAGGCGTTCTATGTCGCTCTGAAGAATGTGATTGAGGCAAGATGGAAAGTGCGAATGGACTGGTCATCAATAAATGGTTACACAACTTCATCTCACTCTTGGGGCTACAAAGTTGATTGGCTGATGCAAGAACAGTTAGAGAAAGCCGATGTTGTGAAGTTCAGTTATCCAGCAGATCAGATAGATGAGAAGTGTTAAAAGCCTTATAGAATAAGGCTCAAATGAATTAGGTGATTGGGTCGGGGCGTGTATATAATTGATTTATCAAGTTCAAGAGGAGGACAAGATGGAAAATCTTATTGGGAAGAAAACAGCAAAACAAATCAAGGCTGGCGATGTAGTCGGTGTAACTCAGGCTGGTAAATATGGTTACAGAAATGCTTACTTTTTATTTAACGGAACTATGTCGGTGAGAAATGATCATTCCATTGTTACCGTAATTTCAGTTTGCAAAGTTCAGTGTTACAACACAGATGGTCAGAAATGTGGCTTTAGATACGAGATGATTTGCTCTGATGGCAATACATACAACATTGGTAGTGGCAGCGAAAGGTTTTTTATATTTAGTAAGGAAAGCGCACAATGAAAACTAAAGTAACTTGCCAATGCCAAGTGTGCGGTGAACAGTTCAAGAACATTACTGACCATATGTTGCACTATATGAGAGCGCACGATGACGGTTACAAAGAACAGGCTGATCGCAGGCGCAGAGGAATCCATTGTCGGGGTTGCGCTTTACCTTTACCAGTAAACATCTTTCACTGCGATAGTTGTGGTTGGAAACAAACTAAATAGGAGACTAAATGAAACATCAACAAATAGAGATCGGTGATTACTTTCTAATTACCACTAAAGACAATAAAGAATATGAGGGAACGATTATCGGAATGAACGAAACAGTTATGACGATTGAGAGATGGAACGAGGTCAAAGATCGGTTAGATGAAACCGATATCTTGATGACGAATATCCTCGTGCTGGAAGGTTTCAACGATTCGCAAACAACCTTGTGACACCCTTAAGTAATGATGAGATCAACATAAACAAATGACCTGAGGAGGTTTGAATGAAACTGATACCGAAACCAAAACACGGAAGCAAAGAGTGGCTTCTTGAACGATGGCGTGATGAGCAAGGCAGATGTGTGTTCGGGGCTTCCGATATTCCTGCGCTTATGAACGCTTCGCCATACAAGACGAGAGGCGAATTGTTTGCAGACAAACTGAATGAGCCAGTTGAGCAGGCAGAGTCAGCGATCTTTCGGCGTGGCAACCTGTTGGAGAAGCCGTTGCTGGAGGCAGCAGGCGAACAGTTGGGCTACACATTTCATACACCTGACACGATCTATCGTGATGGCAGGCTTTCGGTTTCGCTTGACGGTGTGGATTATGAGAGCGCACCTAGCATTGTGATTGAGGCAAAGACTTCTACACGGTATTCAATTCACGATTCATCTGATCTGCCTGCTGAGTGGTTGTGGCAGGGCTGGGCGCAGCAGGCGGTGCTTCAATGCCCTGTGTGGTTCAGTGTGCTTGATCGTGATTTGCGTATCAGCGTGGTTGAGTTGCCTGAGAACGCTGCAGCGATTGACAGCCTGCGTCTTGAAGCAGATGTTTTCGGTGAATGGGTTGATACAAACAGCGCACCGCTTGATGAGATTAATAACTTCTCTGCTGATGATATCGCACGAATCTTTCAGGTCGCACCGACCACTATTGATTTGCCGAACGGTGCAGGCGAGTGGGTTTTACAACTTGAGGAAGCACGAGCGTTGGCGAAGCAGGCTGCTGAGCAGGAAGCCAAAGCGAAAGATGCGCTGGCACAAATGCTTTTGGGCAACGAGATCGGTTTGTTACACGGGCAACGAGTTGTATCGTGGAGGCAGCAAGATGGCAAGACTTCGTTGGATATGAAAGCGTTGCGTGAGGCGCACCCAGAGTTAGTTAAGCAATATGAGAAGCAAGGTAATCCCTATCGTGTGATGAGAACACACAGAGAGAAGGCAAAGAAATGAGTAATGAAACTGAAGCAGTTATGTTGAAAGCGGTGCTGGAACAATATGCAACTCCAGACCCGAAGATCGTTGGAACGATTCCACGCAACGGAATCAATCTGGCGTATGTCAGCCACGCAGAAATCACACGCATCTTGATTGAGATTGACCCGATGTGGAACTGGCAGCCGATTGATTGGGTTGATGGCAGACCTGCGATACACGAAGCAAACGGTGTCGCAACAATGTGGGCAACGCTCACACTGTTAGGCAAATCTCTTGTCGGTGTTGGTTCGGTGCGAGCAGATAAACCTGATCTTGACAAAGAACTTGTCGGAGACTTCTTGCGAAACGCTGCGATGCGCTTCGGTATCTGTCTTTCTCTTTGGTCTAAACAAGATTGGGAAGTGAAAGGAAATGTGGCAAGCATTTCTACGGTGCAACCCCGTAAAGCAGATCAGATGCAAGAGTCTAGAAATGCTCATCCTGCGAATGTTCAACCAAAAACCAGCGCACCAGTTGCGTTGAGAGACGATGAAATAGAAGCAGCGTTCACTACTACCCCACCTCCAACAGCGAAGATCGGAAGTTTAATTAGCGACAAGCAAAAAGGTTTAGTGTCATCGCTGGTCAAAGAAGTTGCCGATGGTGATGTGAAACCGATTATCAAAACTTTGTTCAGCAAAGAAAACCTAAACACACTCACCACAAAAGAAGGCTCTGATCTGATCAAGCATCTGATGGGTATGAGAAAGCAATCATCTGATGAGCAACCCTTCTGAAGAGTTGCAGATGGCTTACGAGTTTGCGATTGGTGTACTGATTGATTCCGCCCGAAAGGTTGTGGTCTTTGATGGCACTGATCGTGAATCGTTAGACAATTTGCGTGAAGCCGTTTTGAAGTTTGGCGAGGTAAATGATTTGATTGCGAAGTTTTACAGTGAGTCGTGAACATTGGTCGGAAGATGCAGCGTGTCGTGGCAAGGCTGCGAGCGTTTTCTTTCCTGATCATAGGGTTCTAAACGATCATCGTTACGATGAGGCTCTGGCTATCTGTGCAGATTGCACGGTGCGTCAAGATTGTTTAGAGATGGTTATTGTGTTAGAGGACACTGATGATCGTTGGGGTGTGTTCGGTGGTCTGACACCGCCTCAGAGAGCAAAGTTGCGTAGAGAGTTGAAGGAGATGTTGAGATGAGAGCAAAACTTTGTGCGTGTTTAGTAAAGCGTGTTGTCCCTGTTAAGCCCTACTGCGGAGAGAAGTTAGACGATGATGATGAGTGAAGATCGCAAAGGTGATTGTCAAGGCAACAAAGACAAATGCAAACTCGCTGACTGCCCGAAGTTCGGCACACTTGGCAGACCAGCACGAGATGGCAACAGGCGAGTGAAGGGTTGTGCCGACCCGACTGCACGAGGTAAGCGATCACGCACGAAAGGATTAACGAAGCAGCGTGTCGCTCGTAAGCGTCTAGGTGTCTCACCGTCTAACAAGTTCGGTGATGGTAATGAGGAGATGTGGCAAGATGTTTTGTTTGCTAACGAGGTCAAAGCAGGCAAACAGATCGGGGCTGCTGTAACGGCGTGGGAGCGTATAGAGGCTCAGGTGCGTTCTAACGAGGCTGATTATGGTTCACGTCGTAAGCCCACGAGAGCGATTCTGATGCCTGATGACTGGGGTAAGGAAGGGCTTGTGATGATCAGATTAAGCACTTGGGAGGAACTGGTGCGCCCTGCGATGCACGAATACTACGAAGGTGGGCAATAATGACTTTTGATTATGTGAGTGCGTTTAGGCAAGGTGGTTATTGGTCAAAATATGTTGCTGGCGTTCTGCAAAGCAGAGGCGTGAAATGTTCTGCACCTGATATTCAAATCGCTACAACTAATTCTGAGCGCCAATATATGACAAAACACGAGAAAGATATTGTTTTTGATTGGAATGATGAAACTTTAGAAGTGAAATCATCTAGCAGAGACTTTACAAGTGATTGCAAGCAATACCCTTATCAAAGTTTGTTTGTAGATACTGTTTTTAGTTTTGACAGCAAGATTGTAAAGCCTTTGGCTTATGTATTTGTATCGCAAAAAGTTAAAGGTTTGCTTTGTCTTTCGCCTAAGTCAAAAAATCATTGGCGTAAAGTTGAAGCGTTTGATAAGCAACGCCAAATAAACGACTCATTTTATAGTGCTTCAAAAGAATTGCTAATTCCCTTTGATGACCTTGTAGATCATTTACTTCAACATCAGAAAGTAGCAGGGCAGTTGTGAGCAAGGTGTTTAGTCGGCAGCATTACGACCAAGATGATCACGCAAAATATCAGATACTGGAATGGCTACGAACAAAAGATTACAAATGCGAAATCAACCCTGATCAATATGGCATAGACATTCTTGGCAGTCGTTGGGGCAAGAACTTTCAATTTGAAGTAGAGGTAAAACACAACTGGCACGGGCAATTCTTTCCGTATGAGTGTGTCCATTTCTCTGCAAGGAAACGCAAGTTCGTTACCCTTGATGCCGATACTTGGTTTGTGATGTTAAATCACGAGCGCACACACGCACTTTTCATTGATGGTGAACGCTTTATGAGATCGCCGATGGTGATGAAGGATACAAAATACTCAGTGAACGAAGCATTTGTTGAAGTTGATATTCAGTGGGCTATATTCAGAGACTTGAAAGAGGAGGCAAAATGACACCAGCACAAATAGAAGGCTTCATAGATCGCATCTGCGGTCTATTCCCTACAAGTCAGATTGGGCGAAACACCGTTAAGAATGCTTGGACAGGAGATGATTTCTTGTTGCTTCAAGATGTGAATGACGCTCGCCAAGTCATTCCAATTATTTTAGAGAATCACGAGAAGTTCCCTAACTTGAAAGATGTTCAAAGAGCATTTCGGAACATTCGTAAACCTGCGATGAAAGCGGTGGTGTCGTGCGAGATTTGTGATGGCAACGGTTGGGACACTGGCAGACGATGGGATTTTGCTTCAAAGACTTTGATCTATGAGGGATTCACAAAGATTGTTTTTGATCGCCCGTATTCGTATGTGGTGCGTTGTCAGTGCAGAAAGTTTGAAGCAGCATAAATAGTTAGTAAACGAAAACGAGAAGAATACTCACACAGACCTAAGCCTTCGCACGGTGGTTGGTAACATTCGGCAACGAAGGTAGATCACGCTGTAAGCAATTATGGTGTGAAGCGAATAATAAAGAAAAGGGAATCGCAGTGAGGCAGAGCGATAGGGGGGTTTCATAATCTCTAAAGTTTGCTGTTGCTTGAAAATATATATATATGTTCACATCAAGCAGATCAACTGTTAGAGTTGAGAGATACGCCGACTGAGGCGAACGATGAGCGATTACGCCACGACCTGTCAAGGACAGAACAAAGAAAACTAATAGACCATATCCAAGCCAAGAAGGAGGCAAGGTGAACGGAGTTCCTGTGAATAAATTGTTGATTGTGTTTGTTGCAACTGTTATTGGTTGTGCGAGTGTTGCTGAGGCTGCGAACGCACCAGATCAGATCGGGCGTAGTGTTATGAGTCAGCACCCTTTTGATTATGTGCCAGAAGTAAAGCGAAGTGTGCCTGCTTGGGCAAAGTGTCCTGAGTTGTGGAATCGGTTGCGTGATGCTGGTTGGCTTGAGAAAGATGTTGTGAAGGCTGATCAGATTGTTTGGCGTGAGTCTCGTTGCATCGCTACAGCGCACAATAAGAATGACCCGAACACTGTTCAAGGTGTGAAAGGTTCGCTCGGACTTTTTCAGATCAATTTGTTTTGGATTCAGCGCACTACCTATTATCCGAACGGATACCTGCAAACAGTTTTGAATCGTGATCTTGTTCCAACAGATTTGTTTGATGTCGGCACAACGATTGATGCAGCGCAGGCTTTGATTCGTTATGACAGGGCGAAGGGCGGTTGCGGTTGGTCTGCGTGGTTAGGCTGTTAATTTACAAACTTTTTTTACAAATCTTTTCAAAGCCTTATGAAATAAAGGTTTTAGAGGGTTAAATGATTGGGTGGTTGGCGGTTGATTCTTTATACTGGTCTTATCAGGTAAAGAGCCTGATAGTTCAAGAGGAGGACTTAGAAAATGGAAACACTAAATCAAGTAAAACCAGAAGTCGGAATGTCAGTATCGTATTCAATCGGTTCTGATTCATACCATCAAATCATTATGCGAATCACACGCAATGGCAAAACCATTGAAACGCTTAGTGCAGATTATGTTTTAGGTGGCGTTTCACACGAAAATTGGTTAGCGATGCCACAAAGTATTCGTTTAGTACACATCAATAATGTGCTTGAAGAAAGACTTGCTTTGATCAAAGAAGTTTATGGAACTGTTAATCCACGACTTGATCACATCTTTACACTTTGTTCAGATGGATATTATCGCCGCAAAGCAACACAAAGCGGAAGTCTTACTTTGAACAGCACTCGTAAGTATCTAGATCCAAACTTCTAATAAGACCGAAACGCTGTAAAGCGTCTAGCGATTTCTTCGCTACTGATGAGGTCAGAAATCTCAAGTTCAAGAGGAGGACTGAAATGGAAACTAAGAAACAGAAATCAATATTCGGAATCAAAATGCACGCTCAATTACAAACTATTAACGGCAGAGATTACGAGTTTCAACCAGAACATTTGTTTTGCGAGAAATGTTGGGAAGAAGTAGATGAAGGGTTATCCCTCGCTAGTTATTACGGTTCGTGCCGTGCGCTGGCTCGTCAAGAAGCATTTGAGCCGAAAAACGATTGCTCAATCACAGTAACACTGTTAGATAAATAAACCAACCAAGAGGAGAAAAAGAAATGAACACAATAAAGAAAACGCAATACACAAGTATCAACCAGATCATCAGCGAGGCAAAAGCCGCAGGCTCTCACTTCTTTGATGAATCAACACTAAGATTCTTTAGCAGCCGAATCCACAGCAAGATTTATGGAGGCTGCTACTTTATTACCAGCGAGTGCGATACCTACAGAGATACAAACCCTCGTTATTACACCATAAGAAAATATGAGGGCGGATTGAAAGTAGAAACAGCAAGCAATTTCTGTGAATTTGAAACAAGAGCGCAGGCGATCTCAGCAGTCAAAAAACTAATTAAAACAGAGGAGACAAAATGAAAGTAACAAAACATTCACTAGATCACATTGAACTGATCTCAAGCGGAGACACAGCCCTATTTGAAATCAGGTTAATCGTGGCAATGCAGGACTGGTCAGATGAAGAAGCAGGTTTAGACGAAATGGGTGCGCTGAGTTGGCTTATGAACTTGTTGAGCCTTGCAGCGTCAGGTCAGGACATAGAGACAGGCGCACAAGAGTTCCTGAAATCAATGATGACCCTTAACGAAGAACGAGTGCATCTTTGCAAAGTAGAGAAAATTAACTACAACATTGACGAGATCGGGCAAACAAAATGAGACCGCAACTATCACTAACCATTTCGCTTGCGTCAATCGCAGCCCTACTGCTAATGATGCTTGCACCAGCCGAAACCGAATCCACAACAGCAGGCTGGGTAGGCTACGGCATCATCATCGGGCTACTGCTTAGTGTCGCTTTTAGAGCGTCAAACACCTTGCTTTATCAGCGCAGTTACAAACAATCCAAGAAGGCATACCTTAATCGCAGCCGATAGGCTCAAAGTCGTTCCCTGTGGCAATCTGCGCTTCGCTTTCTTTCCCCTCTTGAGCGTGAAGCCCCATCTGAAATGGTGGCACAGGGAATGTTCACCGATAAGGAAAGCAGAGTGTTATGACATTAAAAGATTTACAAAGTGCGGTAGCATTTCTTAGAAGGCTAAGTGTTGGGCAGATGGAAGCAGAAGAACTGATAGCAACAGTTGAAGCATTAGAAGCAGAGATCAAGAAACGGAGAACTAAAAGATGAGCGAAAGTTTGAACGCCGAACTGCAACACTGGCAGGCACGAACTGATGATCTACAGGTTGCCTTAGAGCGTGTGCGTGAGGAACGAGACAAGTTACGAATTGATCTAGAGACACTCCAGCACGGCTACGACACTGCAACACGAGAACTTGCAATGTTTAAGCAGATGGTTGATCGTATGCGAATCGCTATGTCGCAAGGCGCAGAACTATAAAAACGATTAAATGTTTGCGCTGCGAATACACGCTGACACATAACATCAAGCATCTGGTCGGTTGTGGCTGCGACCCTGACGCACCTTCTTGGGTGGCGATACAATCTGATGGCAGACTTCTGAAGATGTCTGACGCAAAATATCAAACAATCACGGAGGATTAGAGATGGAACAACGAGACATAGAATATATAACTGTTCAAATTAACTCAGTAAAACCACACGAAAAGAATGTGCGACAAGGTGATATCGGGGCTATCTCTGAATCACTTAAAGCACACGGACAATACAAACCAATCGTTGTAGATCGCAGAACAAATCAAATACTTGCAGGAAACCACACTTGGAAAGCAGCAAAGTCTTTAGGTTGGGAAAGAATTGAAGTTGCTTATGTTCTAACAAAAAACGATGACGAAGCCTTACGCATCTTGCTTGCCGACAACAGAACAACTGATCTCGCTTCATACGATGACGCAGGACTAGCGGAACTATTGAAACAGTTATCTTCAACCGATATCGGACTTGAAGGAACAATGTTTGACGGAGATGCTCTAGATCAACTGCTATACGATTTAGGACAAGAACCCATTGGACTTGATCTAACACCTAAATACAGCCAATCAGTAAAAGTTCCACAATACGAAATAGTCGGAGAAGAACCACCAACAACAGAACTATTTGACACAACTCGTGCATCAAAACTTAAAGACGAAATCAACAATACTGATCTACCTGATGATGTTAAAGAGTTTCTATTAACAGCGACATCACGACACATCATATTTAATTACGCAAAAATCGCTGAGTTCTATCCACATCAAACACCTGAAATCCAACGGCTGATGGAACAATCAGTGTTGATCATTATTGATGCTGAAGATGCAATAGCAAACGGCTACGCATCATTCCAACAAACAGTTACTAACCTTCAAGAGCAGGACTACGCAGATGTTGAATAAAGAAAAGTTTGCAATGTTTATCCTGACACACGGCAGACCACACGATGTAATAACAATCCAAGCACTTAAAGACAGCAACTACACAGGCAAAACATATATCATCATTGACAACGAAGATAGCCAAGCAGACGAATACAGAAAAGTGTTCGGCAAAGAAATGGTTATTCAGTTTGATAAAGCAGCCATTGGCAAAACCTTTGACATAGCAGACACACGAACAGACCGCAGAGCCACTGTCTATGCTCGCAACGCAGCCTTCCAGATCGCCAGAGATCTCGGACTTGATTACCATATGCAATTAGACGATGACTACAAAACATTTATGTATCGCCTAGTTAAAGATAATGAACTAAAAGGCGTAATCATCAGACAACTAGATCAAGTTATAGATGCAATGATTAAGTTCTTAGAGGACACAAACGCCACCACAGTCGCTATGGCACAAGGAGGCGATTACATCGGAGGCGTACAAGGATTTTATCAAAAGCCTTTAATGCGAAAAGCGATGAACTCGTGGCTATTTAGAACCGAACGACCTTTAACATTTATTGGGCGTATGAATGACGATGTGAACACCTATGTGATGAACGGTATGCGAGGCGAACTAATAATGACCCCAAACAATCCCTGCCTGACAGTCGCTCAAACACAAGCAGTAGCAGGAGGAATGACCGAAATGTATGTAGAGAACGGAACCTATATGAAATCAATGTACACAGTAATGATGGCACCATCTTGCGTCAGCGTCAGATATATGGGAACATCACACCCACGACTACACCACCTAGTTCGCTGGAACAACACTGTGCCAAAGATAATCAACGAACGACATCGCAAACCCTATGCCAATACAACGCCCCTGCCTTAACTGCCGAACACTCACAACTCAAACCACACGATGCACTAACTGTCAAACCTTATGGAACAGACAACACCCCAAACCTGAACGCCTCCACTACAAAGGCGATTACAAGAAGCGAGCCAAACAGATCAGAGACACCGCCATAGCCTGCTGGATATGCGGAGAAGGCAAAAGACCCAACGACCCATTCACAGCCGATCATTTGATACCAGCAGACCCGAACAGCCCACTCGCAGCAGCCCACCGATCTTGCAACTCACGCCGACAAAACAAACCCATCACCTCAAACTAAACACGCAAAAGCAAATGCGATTTTTTCTACAAGGCTTGCCAGACTACCCCTGTGCCCTGTCTCTGTATACACTGTCAGCAAAACTAGTTTTTTTAGAAAAGGAAAAGCCTTGAAAACAAAGACAAAGCGGTTATGGCACAATATGTATCCAATGAGATACAAGGATTGATTTATGGGCGGTAAAGGTAGTGGTGGACATAATAGGAAACCTGTTGAACGCAAACGGCGTATAGGGAATCCTTCAGGGCGTAAGTTGCCTGATGTTTTGCCGATGGCTGAGATCACGGCTTTGCCTTCAAGCCATATTCCTACGCCTCATCGTGGGCTGTCTGCTGATTATGGTTTGCGTTTATGGAATCAGATTTGGACTTCGGGTGCTGGCTGGTTAAAACAAAATATGGATACGGAACTGGTGATGGTTTTGTGTGAGGCAACTGATGAGCGTGAGGCTTTGCGTAGGCAGTTGTTAAAGAATCCGAATGGTTGGCGTGATCGCCGTGCGCTTCGTGAGATTGATCGTCAAGTTATTACTCTGCTCGGGCAGGTAGGCTTTGCCCCATCAGAGAGAGGATTATTTAGTGTCGGTGAAACAACAAAGCACGAAATCAGCGACCTTAACAAGCGTATTGCCGAAAAGCGTTCAGCCAGCCGATAAGTGGAAGCCTGCGTTTTATACCCAACGCAAAAACATTTCAACTGATGGCGATGAGATAATTAATTTCGCTGAAACTTATTTCAATGTGCTGAAGGGTTTCCGTTCTGGCGAGCCTTTGCGATTTACTTCTTGGCAGAAGTGGTTGATGCGTTCGCTTTATGAGCGTGATGATGTTACAGGCAGGCTTCGTTATCGTCGTGCGCTCATCGGTTTGCCTCGTAAGCAGGGCAAAAGTTTGATGATGTCTGCTGTTGGTGTGTATGGAATGATCGCAGGTGAAGCAGGTTCAGAGGTTTATGCTGTGGCGAACGATAGGCAGCAGGCACGAATTATCTTCAATGAAGCGAAGCAACAGATCGTGAACAGCCCTTTGCTTAATGCTGAGTCAAAGATTTATCGTGATGCGATTGAGATGCCACGCTTCGGTTCGGTGTTCCGTGTTCTTTCATCTGACTTCAAAGGGCAGGCTGGTCTTAATCCATCACTTGTGTTGTTTGACGAACTTTGGGGGCAACCTAATCACGATCTCTATGACCAGATGACTTTAGGTTCGGGCGCACGAATAGAACCACTCACTATCAGCATTACGACTGCTGGCTATGATCTTGATTCGCTTGCAGGCAAGTTGTATCAGTATGGCAAACAGGTTGCAGCAGGCGAAGTTGATGATGACTCTTTTGGTTTCTGGTGGTGGGAAGCACCTGAAGATTGTGCGATAGATGATCGTAAGGCTTGGCGTGTAGCGAATCCGAATCTTGCTGAAGGATTGCTTGACCCAGATGATTTAGCGGTAGCGGTTAAGCAAACTTCGGAGATGGGTATGCGCCGTTGGCGTTTGAATCAGTGGGTTCGCTCTCAAGAATCGTGGCTACCTGTCGGTGCGTGGGAACAATGCGTGTCAGATCGCCAGTTAGATTCAGAGTTGCCTGTCTGGGTAGGGATTGATATGGCTTTGAAGCACGACAGCATCGGTGTTGTGATCGCTCAGCCTCAAGATGGTTGCACCGTTGTTCGCTCAAAGATTTGGCAACCATCGCTTGAAGGCGTTGATGTTTCTGAAGTGGAAGTTTATTTGCGTGAGGTTCACGCCACCTATCGGGTGCAAGAGTTCGCCTTTGACCCTGCTTACTTTCAGAGAAGCGCAGAAGCGTTAAGCGATGACGGGCTACCGATGGTTGAGTTCGGGCAATCGGCAGCACGAATGATTCCTGCCTGTGGTAACGCTTACGAGATGATCGTGAACAAGAAAGTGGCGCACGATGGTTCACCAACTTTCACCGATCAAGTTCTGTCAGCAGCACAACGAATGACTGACACTGGTTGGCGGTTAAGTAAAGGCAAGTCAAGGCGTAAGATAGATGCGTGTATTGCTATGGTGATGGCGTTAGATCGTGCGACAACTAGAGCGACAGCAGTTATTGAACCATCAGTATTGGACATTTGGAAATGATTAACAAAACAAATATAACTACAGCGATGGAAATTATTGGTGCTGTGTTGGTTGTGTTGGGTGTTTCGGCTTTTAGTGTGCCGATTAGTGTTATTGTTGCTGGAGTTCTTTTGATTGTTGCTGGAGGTCTAGCAGTATGAGTTTGTTTCGCAGGTCTGAACAGCGAGCGTTGCCGACTTCTATTGACCCATATCAGATCACGGC